GAAATATATTTTTAGGAGATGAATTAATGTCCAGTATGTTAGAACAAGCAATTGCTGATGCTGCAACACTAAGAGAGCAAGCTATTAAAAACGCTGAACAGTCTGTTCTTGATAAGTACTCAAAACAAATAAAAGAAGCAGTAAATCAAATGCTTGAACAGGACGATGCACCTCAGCGTGCTGAATCAATTATAAATGAAGTTGAAGAAGAACTTATGGAACAAGAAGATGCTGCTGCCGTTGGTGGTGGAAGTCCTGATGCTTCCATTGAAGCCCCTGCATCTTGGGATTCTCGCTTTGATGACATCTCAACAAAACTTACAGCAATGGTCGATAATCTTCCGGAAGATGATAACGGAATGATTGAGTTGGATCTTGGAGATTTTTCTATCCCTGAAGATGAGCAAATAGCAGCCTCAGGTGCTTCAGAAGAGCCCACAAGCGATCTTGGAGATCTTGGAGGGGAAGACACTGCTGGTGAAGATAAAGGTGAGCTAGAGAGCGTTCTAGGAAGCCTTGAGGACGAACCAGAAGGTGAAGAGATGGACATAAACCTCCAAGAAGTATTAAAACTACTTGAAGAAGAAATGCACTTTGATTATGATCCCATAAATGACGAACTAGGAAAATATTACAATAATCGATCAAGAGAGAAATTTAACAAAGAAGCTGCAGATTTCCTTTATGAAGAAGAATCTTCAGAAGAAGAACAAGTCGATGAGGAAAAAGAAGAACTCATGGGCAAAGTTAACGAATTACATGAGACCATAGAGAGTCTGACGCAACAAAACACACAGTTAGAACGCGTCCTTACCAAGTTGGAAGTCCACCTTGAGGAGTCTTTATTGTCAAACGCAAAACTTTTATATCAAAACCGCACTCTAAGCGATGCCTCCCTGAATGAGCGACAAAAGTCAAAAATTGTCGAAGCCATCTCGAATGCGGAGTCTCCGAAAGAAGCTAAAAATCTTCACGAGACACTCAAAGCTACAGTGGGATCGACACCTAACGGCAACAAAGGTCCACAATCACTTAGCGAGTCAGTCAACAGAAGATCGAACCTTAGTTCTATGCTAAACACGAGACAAAACATTAACGAAAGCAGGCGAAGCAACGATTCTATGATGGAAAAGATGCAAAAGCTTGCAGGCATAAAAAAATAATTTAAGGAGATTTTAAAATGTCTATTATTGAAACTCTGACAGAGGGCATTGTTAACCGTAATATGGAACAAGAAGGTGCTGCTCTGTTAAACAAGTGGGCTCAAACTGGTCTACTTGAGGGACTCGATGGGTCTCAAAAACAAAACATGGCTGTATTGCTTGAAAACCAAGCTAAGTCATTGTTGAAAGAATCAACCTCAATGTCTTCAAATGCTATTGAAGGTTTTGCTGCTGTTGCATTTCCAATTGTTCGTCGTGTATTCGCCGGACTTATTGCAAACGATCTTGTAAGCGTTCAGCCGATGTCATTGCCATCTGGTCTGATCTTCTTCCTTGACTTTGTATACTCTGGGGAATTAGCTGGTACTGCATCTGCTCAAAGCTCTAGATTTGGTAATGAAGCTGAAAAGTCAATCTACGGTACAGACCGTGTTGGTTCTCAAATCACTGGTGGTGTAAACCTAGTTGGTGATCTTGGTGAAAACCTTTCTGGTCCTCGCGAAGGAGTTGGTTATGCGTATGCTTCACCAACAGCTTCTGCAAACGTAACTGGTTCTTCTCATGTACACAACTATGGTTTGGTTTCTTCTTTCTCAGAGGCTACCAAAAAATTGGTTAAGTTTGACCCAGACGTATTGGCAGAATCTGCTGCTGCTCTTATTGAAGTACGTGCTGCAAAATCAGCATTTACTCGTCCGGACTTAGATAACCTTTTGGCATTTGATGCTCAAGTTTCAGCTTCAACTTTGGACTTGCAAACGATCACAGGTTATACCTTAACAAATGAAAACACCAAGCAAATCAGAAGATTGACTACTCACGATAGAGATAACGACTTAATTAAGTTTTACTTCCTGTCGACTGCTGCTCAGGCTACTGGTGCTGCTGCCGGTGAAGTTGGTGATCAAGATGCAAACATGGCAGTTGAGTTTCCTCAGAAAGATCAGGTAGCTGAAAAATCTGGTGGTTTGGGAGCTTTGGATACGTTTAACTTCCCTCTTGAAGGAAACGAAGACATTCCAGAGATCGACATCAAAGTAGATTCAATCGCTATTACAGCTCAAACCAAAAAGTTGAAAGCAAAGTGGACTCCTGAATTGGGACAAGACTTGAATGCTTACCACAACATTGATGCTGAAGTAGAATTGACTTCTATTTTGTCTGAGCAAATTGCTCTTGAAATTGATCGTGAGATTCTTGCTGACCTTGTAAACGGTGCAACTGCTGCTACTTACTACTGGTCTCGTTCTCCTGGTTTGTTTGTAAACAAGACTACTGGTGTTGAGCTTGGTGCATCTTCTGCTGCTCCTGATTTTACGGGTACAGTATCTGAATGGTATGAGACTCTTGTTGAAACCATCAACGATGTATCTGCTCAAATTCACAGAAAAACTTTGCGTGGTGGAGCTACTCACATTGTTTGCTCTCCTGAAGTTGCCAACATTCTTGAGTTTACTGCTGGTTTCCGTGCAAACGTAACTGCTACCTCTGAAAAAGGCGACATCGGTGCTGTAAAAGTCGGTGCTTTGAATCGTAAGTTTGACGTTATCGTTGATCCTTACTTCCCACGTAACGTAATCTTGGTTGCTCGTATCGGATCTTCTTTCCTTGAAAGTGGATATGTGTACGCACCATACGTGCCACTGCAAACTACACCAACGATCTTCGGCGTAGAAGACTTCGTACCAAGAAAGGGTGTCATGACTCGCTATGCGAAGAAAATGGTTCGCCCTGATATGTACGGTCTTGTTATCTGCCGTGGACTTCTTGGAGAAGAAGGTTCTAGCTAATCCCTGATTAGGTAACCTTATAAGGCCTCTTGGATTCGTCCTTGAGGCTTTTTCTTTTTTGAGAGACTATTTATGACAACTTGAATTTATTCTCCTTGGGGCGGGGCGGCTGTCCCTAGAAAGATCTATACCGAGGCCGCTGGTATAAATCATTGATTAAAATCGAGTTATTGCAATAATATAATTTAAGGAGAAAATATTATGGGAAGTAGAAGAATTGGACGTAAAAGACTTAAGTCTCTCTCGTCAAGAGGTGTAACTGACACAATTACAGCAGGAGTAAATGCTCCAACCGTAACACGTCAAACAACTATGAGAATTGGTAACAAAATCATTACTGAGATTAGCGTTGACTTGGGAGGAGGAAACTCTGAAGCAAGCACAGGAACTGTTGATCAAATTATCGCTAAATCAGGTGCAAGTACGGCATGTCAAATTGCTGTAATTTCATTGGCTACTCACGGACATATCACGTTTGCTGAGATTGCATGTTTAGAGGCTCCAACCACTGGATGCCCTGACATTGACTTAGTGTTCGGAACTAATGCTACTGATGCACAAGGTGCTACCGTAACTGGTGCTTCAAAGGCTGTTGAAACAAGTGGTGATCTAGATCTTGGGGCAAGAGTTGGTTCTGCCGCAGGACTTCGAAACTTTGATTCAGATGCTGATGCGAATCTTTATCTTGTGACTGGCAAGGGTTCTGCTGCTGGAGCATACGATGCTGGTAAGTTGCTTATCACTCTGGAAGGAATTGCTTCTGATGCTGTACCTGATCACGCATAAGGAGTATTATAATGAGTTTTAGTAGTTATATTATCTCCAAGGCACAAGAAAAAGCCGAAGCCAAAAAGAAAAAAGAAGCGGAAGCATATGCAAAAGCTACTGCTGAAAAGAAAAAGAAGGCTGCTGCTAAGAAAAAAGCTGCTGCTAAAAAAGAAAATAAAGAATAAGTTTGTTATTCATGTACCTCCTTTACCTCCGATGATTCGTCGTCGGAGGTTTCTTTTTTTCGAAACTAATTAATGGGACGGAGGATCGCACATGTCATTTCCAGATTTAACCCCAACTTCAACAACTTCAGCAATTACATTGCCAATAACCTCAAGCGACTCGGCAGCAATTATCACCGGCTCTTTAGCAGTAGGTTTCTATACCGGTTCTGCTTTTGTTACTGGTGCAATGTCGCAAGTTGCATATACCTATAAAAGACTTGGGGGCGATGTCCTTGATATCGAGTTAACCGCTAAAAACGTCTATAATCACTACGAGGAGGCCGTATTAGAGTATAGCTATATAGTGAACCTCCACCAAGCAAGAAACTCCTTAGGAAGCAGCTTGGGAGGTCCTACCGGCTCATTTGATAACAAAGGTAAGATAATTTCTGGTGAGGATGTATCTCTTAAATATCCAAAGTTTCAATTTGACTACGCTTTTAGAAACGCAGATAAATTCTCTACGGAAGCATTAGTCGGGGGTACAGAACCAATATATTCAGCATCATTCAGTAGTGTTGCTGATCAGCAAGTGTATGATTTACAAAGCATTGTGT